AACAACACCACATGAAGTTTTGGGTTTCTCAGCCTCAGATGTTTCTTCTAGTGCAAATACAATTGAATCTGGTGCTATAAATTTAAGTGGTCCAAATGCAGTATTGTTGAGATTTACTTGTGGTTCAGATGTTTATTCAAAAGATATTTATTACAATAATCCACATTATACAGGTAAAATTCATTTACAACAAGGAGAATCCTCTAAATTTATAAACTCAGATGATTTGGTTGAGTATGATTTTAATTCGGGTGTCCAAAGCACCCTACAAAATTTAAGACTTGAGTTTTTCTATTCAAGTGGTGGAAAACTTGTTCCATATGATTTTAGAAATTCAAATTATAGTCTCAAATTCAAAATAAAATGTTCTCGCGAAAAGATTATTTCAAAAGTAAAGAGAGATGTTTCTTTACCTCCACCAATCAGCATCCCAGAATTTGATGATGTTGATAGATGGGATTGGCATAAATACAAAGTGTATATTGCCATTGCCATCATTGTTATATTTGGTATATTTGCTATTTATGTAACTAGACCCAAAACACCACTTAGCGAGTAACCGCGTAGATTGGTTGAGTTGGACGCTTGATGTCCTTGTTGAGTGTGCGGACAACCAAGAACACCACGATTGAAAGCACTGTGGTGAGTAGCGCAGTCAAGGCGTAGTGGGCACCACCGTTGCTCTTCACACGGACAATCGCTTGAACGAGGAATCGAACAAGGTCCATCCAAGAGAGAGCGGCGGCGAACGCGAAACCACCAACAACGGCGTTGAGGGATTGGACTTCGAGTTCTGAGGCAACGGTCTTAACAACTTCTTGCGCGGTGGTAGACACGGCAGACATTTTATATTAATTACAAAGATAATTATTCTGGAAGAAATTCTTCCTTAGTCATCACACTCTTGAAATTTTTCTTCTTCTGAATAGGGGGGACAAAATCATCTATAAATGAATACTCACTACACTCACTCTCAGTGTCTTCATCTATATATTTAAAGTCCTTATTGATTGTCAGGTTCCACCCTTCAGGTTGAGGTATCTCGGATTTCGAACTCATTATTATCTAACGCATTTTTTAATATCTCCTGAGCGGGACTTTCGGGTTTCCAATTGTTCCATTCATCATATGCTTGGTTAATACGAATAATCTGAGAATTGTTTCCCGTGTATCTAGTGAAAGCTGGCAATTCATCAACTGGGACTATTTCAATCTCATCATCTTCATCTTCTTCAATTTCCATACCCTCTTCTAGATTTAAAGTGTTTTCTTCACCAAAAATTGAACCACTGTGTTGTCCAACACGGTGCATTATACAATATCTCATTGCATATTCAATGTCTTGATCTAACATAACATCCCGACCACAAGCTTTAGAATACTCTGCAGCCAACACTATTCCTTGTTCAAAAATTGGTTGGATAATGTTAATCATACCCTGTATAATATCACCCCCACGGTTGTCGTTTTGACCTGTCATATCGAACCCTGTTCTCATCATCTTTAATGTAAAGCAATTTAATTGTTTATCTTGCTTCACTCATAAAACCATCTTCAAAGCTAAACATCTTTAAACCAGTGTAATAAACATACAAATTGTAAGTTTCGTCTAACCTTGAAACATTTGAAGTATAGTATCCATCTAATGAATATGTTCCACCGAACATTTTAACATCTAAGAATGTCTTGTCCGAATTGAAATTTGAAAAGTCTAAATTACCCGTTGGATCAGCATTCATTGGTGTCATTGAAAAAGAGTAAGTGTAAATGTTTTTATCGGGACATGTTAATCGTGCTTGTAAAGGAATGTAATATTTATAGTATTTATGATCAGCAACAGATACATTTGGAAGATCCAACCCATTTAAATATATTTTAGCCTCTTTAATTCTTTCAAATCTAAAACGACTATCAATTAAATTAACACCATCTCTTACATAAAGTTCGGTATATCTTCTAATAAAGTCTGGGTCACCAGAACTCATTTCAATGGGTAATTTGTATTCATATACTTTTTTTCGTAAAAACCAATGTAAACATTTAACTGGGATGTTGGGAACTAAATTAGTTCTTATATTTGGATCATTTATATTTGTTTCAATAGTTGGATTTTTGAAAACTAAATTTGCAAGTAAATCATATTTTTCTTTCAAATAATAAGCACGATCAAATGGTGAAAGTGTAATTTCCTCAGTTATAATTTTAAAATCATCGAGGGTTGGCATTTCAAAATCATTTTTACCCCCTATAAACTTTGGTTCGGATTTAGCAAATGAGTTTTTAGGTTTGGCAAAAAACCAAACTGGGTTAAATTCAATTTCAAGGATGATCTTTTGTTTATACATTGCACACAATGGAAGATATGGACGATTAGGTTTATTCACGTCGTATTCTGATTTAGCGTACTTTCTTGAAAAGAAAAATCGTAATGGAATCAAAGTTGTCACAGTTGAAAGAGCACCGTCTGCATTTTTCAGTGCAATTTCATCATCGCGGTCTTTAGAGACTGGGTTCATCATCCTGTTTAACAAATAATCATTTGCCGATTTTTCACTTGTTTCTAAATACATCTCATTATAAATAACCTGCCAATCGTCATATATTCTTTCAACCTCTAAACCATCTACTTTAAAAGCAATTGATTTGAATAAATTGTTCCCAACATACCTACTATATATACACGGAGGGAGTTCCACTGATAAATACATATTAGCAAGTAAATCACCCATTGACTGAGGATTTAATGTGACTTTTACTACATTACCCTCCTTACCAAAAGGCCATAACTCTTGTTTTGTTTTGTTATCTACTTTCGTAATTCTATAAAAACGGGTATAATCTGTGTGTCTTACTTCTTCGTAGTTGAAGAGTGATTTTTCAATTTTTTCTTCAACCAAATGAACATCTTGTCCTCCAATGGCATTAAGTGCTATCACACCCGCTGTAGAGGGACCATACACGTCACACATACTCTAGTATTAAATGTTATTTTTAATTTCTTTAATTATGATATGAGCGATAAAAAACCTGAGTGGTGTTCAAAACAGGAAGCTCTCGTATATAAATGGGCTGAAAGAGCAGCTGGATACAGGTGGCTACACAATAATGCCCGTATCAGATTAAAAAAAATATCAAACAGACTGACATTACCAAGTATTATCATATCAAGCATAACAGGGGTTGGGGGGTTTGCTGTACTAAGCCCAGATGAACCAAAAGCAGATAAAATGTTAATGATTCTTCTTTTACAATATTTCTTCGCAACTCTCAATATTATTAGTGGTATTCTCACATCTGTCGCTAAATTTAGTCAAAGTCAAAAACTTTCCGAATCACATTCTCTCATGTGTATTCAATATGCAAAGTTTTATAGAAGTATTGATTTAGAACTTTCTCTAGATAGAGAAGATAGGGCGCCTGTTTTGGATTTCGTCAATAAGTGTAAAGATGAGTACGATAGGCTTCTCTCCGAATCCCCCGATATACCCCCAGAATGTATAGTTGAATTTAATCAAGAATTTCCACAAAAAATGAACAAACCAGATGTATGTAACGGACTAAGTGTTATAGATGTATGCAAATTCACACCAAAGGGAAAACAAGAAGTACCATCCCAACCATCCCTTGTTTTAAGCCCAACAATAGGTAACCTACAAACACGAACAAATAAGTATGACGATATATCAGGAAGATTGTAATTACTTAAAGCGAACACCACAATATTATATGGGAAGCAGGAAGCTCTCCCGAACTCAAATTGAAGCTCCTATAGCTCAATAGGTTAGAGCAACACTCTTATATTAGCTTAAAATATGCTTAAATATGAGTAAAATCATATGATAGAGTGAGGTGGAGGTTGGCAGTTCAAGTCTGCCTAGGAGCAACTTACTTTTTAGATATGTAGTCCATATGTAAAAAGTAATTGGTTAGAATATTTTTTTAGTTTGGTGGAAAATTAATTATTCCACTAAAAATAGATAAATTTGCGTGGTTGAGATAAACTCTTCCTTT